AGCGGCAGTGCAGAGTTGAACACCACGTTGCCGTTGCGGTAATCAACATCATAGATCGGGACGTCGAAGCGCTCCTGGTGAACGCCCACCACCTGGAAAATGTCAGAGGCAACAACAGCGGCAGCGGCGGTTCCAATCAAACGAACCTGACCGATCTCAACCTTGCCGACAGCAACCAAAGGTGGTCCGCCTGCGCCGCCGCGAGTCTCGCTGAATGATGTCGCCTGAGTGCCGGCCGCTGCAGCAATGGTTCCGGTGGAATCAACGGTGATCGAATAGACGATGTGAGTGCTGGTTGACGTAGCCCTAGCCACAGTCAAATCCGTTTCAGCGGATGCTGCTACAACGGCGCCGCCGATGTTGGCCGTCAGGGCGCTAACGTCCACCATGTTGTTGGTGCCAGAGACTGCAACAGAGATACTGCCGCCAGTCACAAGGCCGTTTGGACGAATGACCGGCGCAAAGCCTGATCGCCGGGACCAGAGTGCGGCGCCTGACTCAAAAATTGTCGCATCGCCAGAATCAGAAAGCGCTCCCATAGCAGACTGGTTCTGTCCGCCCTCGTATTGAATCTTCGCATTTTCAGCGTTTGCCATGATCTTTTCTCCGGGTGCTGATGCCCATTAGCGGGCGGGTTATGAATGGTTTGGCTTGGGTGTTACTGACTGAACGGGCTTGTGTTGTCCGTCTCATAGACGATTTGAAACACGGCGAGTATTGCGATCTGGTTTTGTCCGGGCTCCGGGTAATCAATGACCGAATCTGAATAATTGATCTGAGAGCAGAGGCCGCCAAGCGTCGGGTCATTATTCAGTGCGTCTTCAAGCAGATCCGCCAGCATCGCGTTGCCTTGCTTACTGTTGTCGATTGACCTGTTCACGTTATCCATGAAGCCGACATTCATCTCAGTGGTCATTCTGAGCTTGCCGTAATTCATACGTTCTGCCGATTCGGATGAATCCCAAAGGGCTCTAGCGGGCAGATCGGAGCTTCCATCAAGCTGTATTGCTCGGCCTGCGCTGATGCGGGTGGCGAACGCCTCAATGATCTGTTCGCGTATGCTGTCTGGCATCAGAAGCCCCTCAATACCGAGTCAATTTGTTTAGAAACCTGTTCTTCCTGGTACTCGGCCAGAGGGTCGCGAATCTCGCTGATGATGTTGTTAAAAACCTGCGACAGCGATGGGCCGTGAAAGACTTTGATTGTTCCGCCTCTTGGTCCTGCGGTCCTGCGCCTGGCGGCAATGCCCAGGCGGCCATTTGGCAATACCAGATAAAAGGGCTTCCCCTTGGTTTCGGTATCCCCGGAAACGGTTTTTGATCCGTCTGTCGGGCTGACCTTGACCTTTATGCCGCGAGCCGGAACCGGCGGCGGTCTGATCCAGCTGACGTTTTCGCTGCGGACATTTGCCTGAGTCGAAAATCGGCTGAGCAAGATTCCGCGGCTTGGCGTTGAAACCTTGGCCTGCAAGTTTCCGAAGGTTGCCTTTTTAACAGCCAGCCTTGCTTTCACGTAAGAAGCTGACAGCTTTACCTCGGCACGAATGGCCTTGCTGGCTTCAGTCCGGCCCTTTTTTGCCGTAGCGTTAAGGGCTCGGTTTAGAATCTTGGGCGCTTGAGATTGCACCCCTGCGAGCAGAAGCCGAACATTGCTCAGGCTCTGCGTGTCGATCCGAACTGTTGTCATTGCAGAAGCACCCTCACTATGTGGCCGTCATCGCTGTCGAGTTGATCCACGACATAGGTGTCTGCGCCGGATTGTATGGTGTGACCTCTTTTAGGAGCAGGCACTTCCGTTTTCAGTAGATTGGCCACGTTGCGAATTACCGGGACCGTTGTTTCATACGCGCTGAACTGTTCGACATTCCTTTCAATGATGACGCGGGCCGAATAGTTGTTGGCCTGGCTGTCGGTGTATATACACGGATCGCCCAGCACATCGAAGAATCCGGGGTCAGCATCGTTCAGAAAAGCATCGAAGTGGCTCATAGTTGAAAGGGGGCCGGAGCCCCCATCCTCATTAAGTTACGGCGTTGGCGCCCACGTTGATCTTGACCTTAACAACGGTCTCACCGTTACCGGCAGCCTCGACAGCGACACAGCCGCCAGTCAGGTCACCAGTGGCAGCGCTTGCCGCGTTGTCGTCAAAGGAACCGGCAGACACGTCATAGTTGACCGTCTCGCCTGCGCCAATAACGGCAGCGGAAACCTTGGGCAGCGACCAAACGCCTTCGACAGAAACAGCGCCAACAGCGCCATTGGCAATGTCAGTGATTGCAACGCCAACGAGATTGCCGACAGCAACCACGTCGCCGGATGAAATATCAGAACCAGCGGTGAAGTCGATAACCTCGCCCGCCTGAATGTAATTTGTAGCCATGATTCAGTTCTCCAGAAAATCAGAAAGCGGGCCGTAGCCCGCAGGGTTTGGTTTAACCGTTTTTCGCCATGGTGCGGTAATCCAGAGCGCTGACGCCTGCATCCATCCGAACCTTGAATTCAACACCGTCCACTTTCCAGCCGCCCTGCTCTTCCAGCACTGGCATAGAATTGCCGTCCAGGTAAGCCACCTCGATGGTGTCGTGGATTCCGCCGTCAGCAGCGCCGAACCACTCGGAAGCGCTCGAGCTGTCAAGGCGAGAATCCGCGATCACGTTGAAAGTGTTACGGACGCTGTTCGGGATAGTGTTGCTCTTAGCGGTTGCGCCAATCTCGAACTGAGACTCGCGAAGCACGTTGGCCTGGCCCTCCAAAGCCATAGGGACCAGCAGGTGCGCCAAGCGGATATTCAGGTTGGCATCGCCATCCTTCTGAGTGCCCATTGCCACGCGCATTGTGTCAACGGCGCTGGTGGTGATGCCTGATGCTGACAACAGGTTGTTGTGGCCGGCAGCAAACAGGGCGACACCGTCGCTCATGTTCGGGTTGCTGGTCAGAATGGCGTACACCAGATCGCCCACGGTGCGCAGCGCGGCGCGGCCCATGCGGTTAGGGATGCGGGTGAAGGCGTCCAGATCATCATTGATAATGGCCTGGCGGGTGATACTGAACAGCTTGCCGTAGGTGGCCAGCTGGATCTGCTCGGCCCGGTCGCCCATGGTCGCGTACTTGTACTCGGCGCCTTCCTGAACTTTATCCAAAGTCGGGAATGCGTTGAGGTCTACGCGGGACGCAATTTTGAAATCGCCGAGCTGACCGGAGCGGGTCCACTGCTGGAAGGTCTCGTTGCTTTCTTCGGCACCGCGCAGCATGGCTTTTTCTGCCGTGTTGGCCAGCAGCTTGCTGAAATCGCCAGTGCTGTGAGTGAAGGCATAAGCAACAATGTCCATTTTGCTCAGGCCACCGGTGGAAACGCCGCGAGCTTCAAGGCAGGATTCAGCCATACCCAGCAAAGTCTTGCCACGGTACTGGTTCTCGCCCACGTCCGCAGACTTCTTGAAGCCGGCGCGCATAGCGACCACATCGGCCATAGCGTTGATTTTGGCCTGGTTGCCTTCGTCACCGACGAACACAGAGCCGGAAGGCTTCTGGTCTTTGCCGATTTCTGCCAGCAGTTTTGCGCGGGCATCTTCTACTTTGCATCCAATATCAGAGATGCACTGGTTGCGCAGTTCAATATGCTTTTCGAAGCCATCAAAGGCTGCATTGATTTCTGTAACGCGCTCTTTCTGTTTTGCCTGAAATTCAGACGCAATGCGCGCTTCGATTTGCTTCTCGTCAACCGCAGTATCGGTTGCTTTTACAGTAGTCGGCATGGTGGTTTCCTCGTCATGCTTGGCTTCGGTGGTGTCAGCAACCGCTGACGGCTTGGGGTTAATCAGTTTCGGGGTGCGTTGAAAATTGTTTACCAGATTGAAATTCGCGCTGGCTGCCATGGCGACTTCTTCCACCACCTCGTCAGCGAAACCCATCTCCAAAGCTTCAGCGCCGGTCAGCCATGTTTCGTCGTCCATCATTTGGCTGATTTCCTGATCGGTCATCATTGACCGGCCGTAGGCCAGCAGGAGCGTTGTCTTTACCTTGTCCAGAAGATCCGCATCTTTTCGCAGCGCTTCGGCGTCACCCATGGACATCGACCAGGGGTTGTGAATCATCATCAATGCGTTTTCGGGCATGACCACATGATCGGCTGCCATAACGATGACGGAGGCCATGGAGGCGGCCAGGCCGTCAATGTAGGCTGTGACTTTTGCCGGGTGCTGCTTGAGCATGTTGTAAATGGCATTACCATCGAACACTGAGCCGCCAGGGGAGTTAACGCGCAAGGTGATTTCGCGCACTTCTCCAAGGTTTTTCAGGTCGGTGGCAAAGTCTTTGGCGGTGATGCCGAAGGAGCCAATCTCGTCATAGAGCTGGATCTCCGCTACCCCGCCGCCAAGGGCTTTAATGTCGTACCAGTTCTTTGGCATTACTCATCCTCCGGGCGTAAAAAAACCCGCTCGTTTGCGGGTTCGGTTTCTACTGTGATTTCTCGATCTACTAATGACTTATTCCAGCTTTGGATTTGGTCAAGAATGTCGTCAGGGTTATCGCCGCGACTGCGTATAATCTTCTGCGGGCTGGTGATGCGAAGGCGAAGATTAGCCTCATGGCCTTTGGCTTCCTTAGCCGGATCAATCCACGGCATGGCAGGCGTCAGATAATCCACGTCCATGAGCGTGTCGCGGTCAACATTTGATGGCACCTTAATGGTCCCGCTCATTACCGATATTCTGATAAACCGGCGGACGACCTTGGCCACAAATCCGCTGATGAACTCATCGGACAGAGCCGCGTAATTCACCCACTGCTCAACCAGTTCCTGGCGCTGCGCCGAGTAGGTGCCATCGTAGTTCTTGCTGATGGTCGAATAGCCGGAGCTTGAGCCGCTGGCGATAGCCTTGAGCATCGAATCGCGGAAAGGCTGCAGCAGTTGGCTCGGTCGGTTGCTTTGGATTGTCTCGACTTTCTCGCCGGGAGCTAGGTTGTCAAAAACAGCGCCGGGGCTGACCGGGAACTCTCGGTCTTCTTCGTCATCGTCTCCCGGTGCAACGTAGGTGTCCGGAG